AGTTTTAATCAGGGACATAACAGAAATCAGCAGCAAGCTGGGAAGTATTCTTGAGGTTCAGTCAGGAAATCAGTGACCTCATAATTAAGGTCAAGACGCGCATTGACGGTTTCAATCATCTCTTTTTTGCTCATCAATCGCATCGACTTGGTTTGCTCATCTCCCATAAACTTGAGCGTATAAACAAACTTATCGGTGAGAATGTTGTGAGGGCGAAACTCAACAACCATTGCGCGGGATTGTCCTTGTGAAGTCAGTTGCATTGTGAAAGAATCGTGCTTATACTACTGGGACACTTTAGGGGGCCCGCTACTTACTTCATAAGTGCAAGTGCATCATCCTCAGAGAGACAATCTTCAGGCAGTTGGACATTACGAGCACAAGCGATTGCATCAGCAAAAACATCAAAAGTAGCAACCGTTTTCTGATCACCAACCCAGCAACCTTTGTACTCATAGATCATATACTCAACAGCAAAAACATCACCGTAAGTGTTACGATCTACACTGTGCTTGATATAAACTTTCCCGTCATTTCGGGTGTACTTATCAAACACATTGGAGCGGAAAGTGCGCTTGAAGTCAGTCACAAATCCAGCAGTGAGATCAGTGTTCTGAGAGAAGAGATTAGCAAAGTGAGTGTTGTTCATACTACTAGGACACTTTAGGGGGCCCGCTATTCAAAACTTTGCTGTCACTCCGATTACTTTTGCATTTGGATTGCGAGCTAGTGCTACTTCTCTTGCTTCTTGATAGTCACGAGCATAAACTTCTTCAGTGAAGACTTTGCCTGCAACATATAATTTAACTTCGCATTTCATTGGGGGAATTGATACTCTTTGATGTTGGAATCATAATACTTCTGAATGATAGAATCAATCACAGAATACCAAGGTTCATTATCACTTGGATACCCACATTCTCGTGCTTGATTGAGAAATCGTAAGATGCAAGTTTCTTCGTCTTGAGTGAAATTAACACGGTTCAAAGTGTAACCAGTAGTCATCAATCATCTCCGAAGTTGTTAGTTAGAGGGAAAGTTTTTCATCAGTCAAGACACACAAAGTTGTAATCAATAATGTCTTCACCTTCATCAAGATTCAGACATTCAGCAATAGCATCAGGGATAAACTTGCGAGGATGACTATTCTCATCAATCACAATCTCAAGTTTAACAACCCAAGTTTTGGTAGTCATAGTCAGTTAGAGGAAACGTGGGAGACAGTGTAACGCTTGTAAGAAACTTGATAGTATTTCAGTTCCTCACCGATGCGATTAACAAGATTGTTTAACTGACGCTCAAGTCCTTTGTTAGACTTAGTAGCACTCAGCTTGCGGCGTTCAGTGATAGTAACCACATCGCCATTGGGTTCGATGCGGTCAACTTCGATCAGGTAAGTGTTGTTCATACTACTAGGACACTTTAGGGGGCCCGCTATTCATCATCATTGTCAGTGTCTCTCATTAAAATATAATTCACACCGACACCGATGATAGAACCAAGAAAGAAATAAAGTAAGAAAGTTGTCATCCCCAAGCACTCATAAACTCATCAAGATGATACACATCATCTGTACTGGTTTCTATAATCAACTCATCATAACTCATTTCTTTCAACATTTCCAGGTATTCTTCAGGAGTTGCATCTTCATCTGGATCGAAATCATCGTGGCACAGAAACACATACTCATTGTAAAGTGCGTCGATTAGTTGCTCTTTGGATACGGTCATTTTTCTAAATGAATAAATTGATTCATCAGATTCCAATAAGTGTAGTAGTAGTCTTTCTCCATATTGTTACGAACAAGACCAGAGAAAGAGTGTAGATTGTTTCGCTCAATCTTCACTCTATTCTTATCCCACCACTTATCAAACTCTCTTGCTTTTTTATAGTGGAGTTTGGAGATTGAGTCGCTATGATAATCAGCGAGCATACAAGTAACCTCCTGCCCAATCACAACGCTCAAACATTTGCTCACGAGAGTTAATAATCAACACATTGTAACGCTCACCTTTAGCAGGTGTTTTTACACTGGCAGGTTTATACACAGAACCAGTCTTCTTATCAATGAAAGCGTGAATACTGTCACGACGATCACCAATATGCATAAAGACTTTGTGATACTTACGACCCGAAGAATCAAGGGAGTAGAAGTAACCGTCAGGAGCATCTTGCTGGAGAGCATCACACAGCATCAGGCAATACTTAACGATATTAAGTTCAATCGTGTTTTGTGCATCCTTTTGTGCAGTGTAATCAGCGAGAGTTGTAGTCATTTCAGTTGTGCTCATACTAATAGGACACTTTAGAGGGCCCGCTATTACTCAAATAGGCAACTGTGCTTTTGATTTACTATTCTTTGGAATCTTCAGTTCTTCCATAATAATTTGCTTTGGTAAAAAGTTCCAACAATAGTAACTAGAACTGAACGTAATCTTATCGTTTGGTCTACCATCAGGACTGTTAAACTTCATCCGCTTATCAAACATCAACAGTTGCAAGTCCTTGTCCTTGAATAACTGCTTCGGAGCACTATCATTCAACCAAGTGTTAGTCATAATCAGTGCAAATGGTTTCTCAAATGATAGTGCTCTCTCAAAAAACTTACGCTTATTTGTAAATGGTGGATTTGATACAATTACATCCCAGTGAAAAGGTTCATAGGTAAAGAAATCTTTTCCCTCATCAATGTGTGAGTATTCTACACTATGAGTTTGGGAGATTTGCTTGACAAACTCACTCTCTGCGGTATCAAATGGACACCAGACTTTTACACCTTCTGGAATGTATTTCAGAATAGGAGTAACGGCATAGCTTGGAGTGTAACATTCATCATTGTTACCACTCGAATACATTAACTTTCCACTGTCTAGATGTGTCATAATTCAACCAAGGATGCAGGTGCCAACAGCATAAATCTCTTTCTTGGAGATAGTAATACCGATGCGGGGATCTTTGGCATTACCATTCTTCTTTTGGGGGTATTGTTTCTTCGCTTTGGGAAGAATAATGGCAAGAACGTCGTCACAATCCAACTTCCACACTTCTACAATCTTACCACCTTCATAACGAGCATAATAGTGGTTCTTGTACTTACCAATCTTATCTTCAATCAAATAACGCTCTTGCTCTTCCCAACTATCTTGAACACTGATACCATTATAGGTTGCATTGATAGTTTTTGCAATGGTAGATTTATACTCTGCACCACCAGCTTCGTCATAAGCGTCAGCACCGCTGTAATCGTCAGCAATCTTGTGCCCCAAAACGCCTGCCATATGTATCTCACGGGAGCGAGCATAAGAGAACGGATCTCCCCACTCATTCTGCTCACAAAGAGCATACATTTGCTCGAAGAGTTGCTGATACTGCTGTTCGGGAGTCATTTGATCTTGTGCTTATACTACAAGGACACTTTAGAGGGCCCAGTAATAACTACCACGCCTTCTCCATAATGAAGTTTGCACGGGAGAACTCTTCACGATCAACTATCTTGAACATACCAAACTTGTTCGTGATAACATAACCTTCGTGCAGAGTTGGTTCATTACCAAGCAAGCAACCAATTTCGTCAGTCTCATCAATGAAGCAGAACATATCATCCTTGATAGACTTAACGAGTCGCCACAATCTGATCAGGTTGATGTCACAATCGCATTTTTCTGCAATTTCATCTTCATTAACGGACTTTCCAACGCGGATGCACTCATTGATCGCTTTTTTGATTTGTGTTGCTTTGTTTGGAGTTACAAACTCACACAACATAGACATTTGCTTGGCAAACTTACAAACTTGAACCAAATCATCGCGGTGAGGATGCAATTCTACATCAGGTTGCACAAACAAACACTTTTGAGTGCTGATTAGTTTGGATTGCAAAGGAAATGCATATGCATCGCGGAGATCTTCCAATGCATTGTAAATCGTGTGAGGTGCAATGATAATATCCTGAACAACTATTTCAGGAAAGATGTAAGTGATCGTGTTGGGGCGAAAACTATCACTACCACCATACCCAATAAAATCACCTTGAATGATAGACTTTGTGCGAGGAAGACAATCAAAGCAAGCGTGAAGAATACGCGCAACTTTACCCTCATAGTGCGTATCAATTTCATTGTGAGAATGTGCAATGCGGATCTTCTTCTTGTTGAATACAGCTTTGGTGCCTACAAAGAACCTACCAGTCGCAGGATTAGTGCCCCAAACAATAGCAGGAGCGCCATCCATCTTGGTGCTAATGAAACTATCTTGCTCACAAAACCAATCCAGACAGGAGAGATCTCCAGTCAGAATAGTATCTTCGGGGTGTTCAAGATGGAGGTTCTTCATTGCGTTTCAGTCTATACTACAAGGACACTTTAGAGGGCCCAGTTACATAATCATAAAAAAGAGGGATAAACCCTCAAGCAACAACACTATTGTAAGTGTTCTTTACTTTTTCAACCAGTGCAGTACGCTGTTCGCCAGTTAAAAGATTGTTGCGAGTAAAGTTAATGAAAGTCACAAGTCCAACGATTTCCATAATACCATTGAACACAGGAATTGCATCAACAACTGCAACAACTTCGTGAATAAGAAGTTGTGCAACAATTACGACAAACAGAATAGCAGTGGAGAGACCAATGTTCTTGAGAAGTTCATTGGAAACATTCTCATTCACGAAGGTTTTAACCTGTGCGATTTTGTCTTGCATTTGAGATTGATTATGGAGCATTGTGCTCCAGACACTACTAGAACACTTTAGAGGGCCCAGTGATTACTCAACTGGGAGTTTTGCTACACTCTTTCCCTTGCGATGTTTCTCTATGAAGTTAATCGCAGATTGACGATTGCGACAGTATTTGATTACACTCCCCTGATGTATGATTGCTAGTTGTGTAGTGCTACCAATAACAGGCACAGCAGCATAACACAGTGGATCAGTATATTTGCCAACCATAAACCCCTCCTCCACAGGCTTAGGATCTAGTATAGTTGTCTTTTGTTCTGTGAGTTTCATACTAGGAACTTCTTTTCGTATTCTAGGAGGTCAGAAGGTGCAGGGATGATGTTGTCATCGTATTCTACAGCAGTTTTCCAACTAGATCCCTTTTTCTGATACAGTTTGATACCCAGGTGCTGATACTTGAGATTAGTTGGAACGTGAACTTTGTAGTCAATTCCATCATTCTCAGTCAGCATACTTAGACGCCTGTTCTCATCTTTGGTGACAGTAATCAGTGAGCAAGACAACCAAAACAAGTTCTCAAAGATGTCATAATCATCCAGATATTTGTCTGGGTTGTCCATAATCATCCGACCAATGAATTGGGGGGACAAACAATGATCTTTTGTGCGCTCTTTGGGATTGTGCAGTGCTTCATAGCTAATCAAACCCATATGATTGGAAGTGCCACAATCAAACACACCAATGTAATACAAACGTGTGATGGGACGGAAGAAATCAGGATCACCCCAGTTGTCTATATTAGCACGAAGGGAGTTGTATGTGGTTTGGCAGTAAGCTTTCCAGTTCTTAGAGTTTTTCATCGGCGGATCTCACTGATAGCGGGTTGACCTTGATTGAAGACGACATCAACAACTGCCTGAACTTTGCGGGCAGTGCTGATACCAACACTGTCATAAGTTGGGATGCAAACTAGACCAAACTTCTTAGAGCTATCACCCAAGCGAATAACACGACCAATAGACTGACTGATGCCAATGTAGTCCATATTACGCATAAAGATGACTGCTTCAAGTCCACTGACGTTGATACCCTCAGACAGAATACTGTGGTGGATCACAACAAACTTCTTGCTGCTATCCTTACCCCAAGCATTAAGCGTCTCAAAGAATTGCTCACGATTGACCTTCTTACCGTCAATGATTGCACCAGTCTTGGATGTAATTGTCATCCAAGAATATCCACGCTGCATAAGTTGAGCACAGAAGTCAGATTGAGAAATAAGACCCATAATCTGCTTGGTAGTGCGAGCACAGATCAGAGTTTTGTCGATGTTGTTGTCATCAATCGTTTCCAGCAGATTGTCACTATCCTCTGCATACATTACCTTGCGACCTTTAACCAAAGGCAGTTGCTTGACTACAACTTTAGGAGGAAGAATGAACCCACCTTCAACTAACTCAGGTGCAGGAACATTACACAGAACCTGACCATAAACGTCACCCCAATTCATTCCTGGTTTGTTAGCAGTCAGAGAATGTTTGGGAGTTGCAGTAAAGAAGTATGCACGATCTGCTACATTGCTGAAGTGCTCAGTTGCAGGAAAGAAGTTACGCTGGACAGAATTGTGTGCCTCATCAAAGTAAATGGTATTGACCTCAATATCTGCTTGCTGAATACGCTCAAGAGAATTGTAAGTGGTGAAGATGATTACATTCTCACCAGCTGTGCGAGCAGTGTTAGCAAACAGATGAATCTGTTCGGGTTTGGTAGAAGAATAGTGATGTGTTTCACCACTGTGAACGTGCATAACGTGAGTGTTAGAAGTATCAATAACTTCCAGAAACTCACTGCACAGTTGTTCTGCAAGAAGAATACGCGGAGCAACAACAACAGTAGTCATACCGTTGTCAATATACTTGCAATTCTCCTTGACATCCATACTCATACAGATAGTCTTGCCACCACCAGTAGGGACAACAATTTGACCCTTGGTATAAACAAGCATACGATGTAGGATGCGTTGCTGATGCGGACGAAGAGTAATAGTCACGGTCAGGTGGTTAGATACCAAAAAACAATTATAGCACCCTTCTAGGCGATTGTGAAGGGTGCTGGTGGTGCTTATACTATCAGGACACTTTGAGGGGCCCGATATTACATATCTTTGCGAAGATATTCTACAATACGCGAGAGATCATCTATTGCACCATTCATTGCAGATTTAGAATAACCAGTCGCAAAAGGATAGGTCTTTTCATAATCATCATCATTGCTATTATCTACTGCATAGCATACATTCACTGCATTGGTGAGATTATCAATCACTCGGATCAGTTTATCATCAATGCA